TGGTATTAGAATCTTTAAGATGAAAGTAGGAACTTTTTTTAGTGGTGTAGGTAGTCCTGAACAAGCTTTAAATAATTTAGGTGTAAAACACGAAATAGAATTTGCTTGTGATATAGACAAGTATGCTAAACAAACATATTTAAAAAACTTTGATTGTAAACAATTTTATACTGATATAACAAAACTTGATATGAAAGACTTATCTTATGTTGATTTATTGGTTTTTGGTTTTCCTTGTCAAGCTTTTTCTATGGCAGGAAAAAGAGGAGGGTTTGATGATACTAGAGGAACATTATTTTATGATGCTTTAAGATATTTAAAAGAACATAGACCAAGATATTTCATAGCAGAAAATGTAAAAGGTTTATTGTCTCACGATAATGGAAAAACATTTCAAACTATAATAGATTGTTTAGCTTTAACTACTAATACACAAATGTCTATTATGCCTTTTGATAATTTAGGATATCATATTTATTATAAAGTATTAAACACAAAAAACTTTGGAATACCACAAAACAGAGAAAGAATTTTTATTGTAGGAATAAGAGACAATGAAGATAACAATTTCAGATTTCCTAAAGAAATTCCATTAGAATTAAATATAAAAGATATTTTACAAAAAAAAATAAATGATAAATATTATTTAAGTGATAAAATTATAAAAAAAATAAAACCTAATATTGATAAAGAATGGATTGCTGATTATAGAGTAGATGAAGGTTTAAGAATAAGAAAAGACAATATTAGTCCTTGTTTAATGGCAAGAGCTAGAGAAGATATTTCATCAACTCCAATAGTACATTCATTATATCCAAGAAGTAGTAAAACAGGAAAAGGTGGAACAGGACATTTAAGTAAAAAAGATGGAACATCTTATTGTTTAGATACAGGAAATAATCAAGCAATAGAAAAACATAATAACATAAGAAGACTAACACCAATAGAATGTGAAAGACTACAAGGTTTTCCTGACAATCACACAGAAGGAGTAAGTGATACTCAAAGATATAAACAAATGGGAAACACAATAACTGTTAATGTGATACAAGAAATAATAAAGAATTTAATATGAAAACTAAAGATACTATAAGAAAGATCCTGTTAGAAAAACCTCACTTAAGAGACAATGACAATAAACTCATAGCTTCCTTTTGGTATAGAGAATTAAACAGTAAGAACATAGATGCTAAAGAAATAACTGCATTAAACTTTTTACATAAGTATGCAGATAATGAATTAACTAATGCTGAGAGTATAAGAAGAATGAGAGCAAAGCTCCAAGAAGAAGAACCAGGATTAAGAGGAGAAGCATATAAAATACGTAAGGGTAAGCTACAAGAAGAATGGAGAAAAAACTTAGGATATGAAAACAATTAGCAAACTTAAGAAAGAACTTGATAAGTGGTTTAGTCTTTACATTAGACTTAGAGATGCTACATCAGAAGGTATGGTACAATGTATAACATCAGGAAGACTTTATCATTATAAAAACATTCACGCTGGTCATTTTATGTCAAGACGTCATTTAGCAACTCGTTGGTGTGAACTTAATGTTTCAGCACAGTCGGCAGCAGATAATCTATTTGGACAAGGTGAGCAGTACAAGTTTGGATTAGCATTAGATCATAAATATGGAGAGGGAACAGCAGAAGAATTACAAATTAAATCAAGACAAACTTTTAAAATGACTAGAGCTGACTATGAAGAAAAGATAACTTATTACAAATCAGCTGTTAAAAACTTAAAAGAAGAAAAAGGAATTGAATAAAATATTATGATATATTTGAAAAATGATAGAACTCATTTACTCAAGTCAAGAACACAAAGCATTAATAGATCTTTATATTAATATGTGTAAAGAGTTTGCAAAAGACGTAAGTAGTAAAACTAAGTACAATAATTACAAAGATGTTTTAAAAATTATATTAGAATATCATAATGGTTATGGTAGTGGAGTTGAAGAAAATAACTTTTATGATTGGCTTATGATAATACCAATTAACTTATCAGTAGCTACAAATGGTTTTTTTGCTGGAGTTGAAACTAAACGTAACAGAGCAGTAATAAGAACGTATAAGGTAGTCCTTGAAGAAATACTACAAGAGACAGTAGATAAAATAAGTTTATTAGAAACAACAAATGAATAAGATATATCTTGAAATAGCTAAGCTTACAGATAAGTTTAGAACTATGTCATACAGATTAACGACAGATGAAAACAAGATAAATGAAGCAGTACAAGAATTGATGTTATATTTTATGCAAATGAATCCAACAACACTAAAGTCAATTTATGATAAAGACGGAGTAGATGGATTAACAAGATACGGAGCAGTAGCACTAAGAAGGGCATTGACAAGTAAGAGAAGTAATTTTTATTATAAGTATGAAAAGTATTATACACGTATTGATAGCTTTACTAACAATGTTAGCGTCTCTAGTAATCATCTTGACTATGGAAATGATAATAGTTATTATAAGAGTCTATCAAACATTCCTAATGCAGAAGTAGACAATGCTCAATTACATAAGTTAGAAATTATAGATAAACAGCTCGACAAGCTAGAAAATTGGTATGACAGAGAGTTATTTAAGTTATATTACTATGAAGGCAATACATTAGACTCACTAGCTAAAAAGACTAAGATAAGTAGAAATAGCTTATTTACAACAATAGACAAAGTAAGAACAATACTAAAAAATGAATTAAATGAAGATGTATGATCCTGTAAAGAATGATAGTTTTGTAATGATGTTTGGTTTCAGACATCCTGATTGGAGAAAGAAATGAATAGGTTCTTTGTAGAGAATGAAGTCTATGAAGATAGGATAGAAATCTGTAAAGGATGTGCTTACTATTATAAGCCAACAGGTAGTTGTAAAATTTGTATGTGCTTTATGAAAATCAAGGCACGTATAGCTAACCAACATTGTCCACAGAAGTATTGGGATCAGACTACTGAAGTTATGAAAGCACCTGATGACTTACCACAAGAAATAATAGATGCTATATTAAATATGTGGGAAGACTTAAAAACAGGAAGGGCAAAGAACGTACAAGCTAAAAAGAAAATGATAGAGACTTACAATGTTATATTTAATACAAACTATCAAACTAATACTAATTGTGGTTCTTGTATATCAACTTGCTTTGATGGTATAAAGAAACTATATAAAAAATACAGCCAATGAGTTACCTAGCACACCTAAAAAGAAATAAGATGCACTACTCAAGTAGATGGGTAGTGAAATACAATGAAGACTTAGTAAAAGAAGTAAAGCTTATATACTCTCCTGAAGAATATAGAAAGTTTACTGATGCTAAACCTTTACACACACAAGACGGACTAATTAAAATACTAGAAAATGACAAAGAAAGAAGGAATCAATCCTAAGATGTTAATGAGCAAAGAAGAACTAGGAATACCTGACTATTACATTGGTAAGGTTTTTGGATATGAAGCACGTAGAGTAGTAGAAGACTTTGATCTAAGCTACAATATGGCAACAGCTGTAAGTTATCTATTACGAGCTAAGAACAAACATAGTGATGGTGGCATCCAAGATATAAGAAAAGCTATAAATCACTTACACTTTGAACTAGATAAACTACAATGACATTATATAGTTGCAAATGTGGTAACACACAAGAAATAGGTAAACAGACTATTAGATATAGAGACAATGGCTGGAGAACAATAGAAGCTAGATGTGAATGTGGTCTATGGATGGATAGTAAACCTGAAGAAGGTATGCCTACAATTAAACGTACAGAGCCATCATTAACTAAGAGAAGGAATAAACTATGGGAAGGTGCTAAAGAAAAGCTAGTAGGAGAAAGAGGTATCAATGAATCATTTGATTAATGAAGTACGTCATAAACAATAGTGAAGACAAGCAAAAGTTATTTGACTATCTAAAAGAATTAGGTAATGACTATATTGTAGATGTTAAGAAACAAAAAAACAATAGAAGCAAAATGCAGAACAATTACTATTGGGCT